AGAAACTTTTCCATCCACATACCACTAATGGTATACAACGGTTGTTTGCTTGTTGCATAATTATTTTCTGATATAATCTTATTAAACTGCCAATCAATACTAGGAGTATTAATGATTTCATTTAATACATTAACATTTGTAACTGTTTGCGGATTATAAAATTGTGTGGTAGTCATCATATATTTACCGAAAAAAAAAGTCCACCGAAGTGGACTTTTTAATTTACTAATTAACCTCTTGGTTATCAGATTAGCTGAACTTAACGTTAGCGGCAGTGATAGCAACTAGACCTAAATAGTCAGCGGCGTTACCTAGAGATGATGCAGTGTTTGACAACTCAACATAACCATAACGTGTCATGAATGAAACGACTGGTTCGAATGTTGATGGATCTAAAACAACACCACTGCTCATCAATGGAATGTATGGGCAATAGAAAGCAGGAGCATCAGACTCTGAAGCACCTTTGTAACCGATAAGAATATCAGTTGTGTCAACAGCATAGCTGTTTACATATACTTTCATAGCATTGTTTAATGTACCAACAAACTTAGTGTTTGTAGGTGCTTCAAATGTACCTTCTGTTGTACGAGCAAAAGCTGAAGTAGTAGCAGATTGTAGAATTGTCAATGCAAATGGTGATACAACAGCGTAGTTACCAGCACCACGACGTGTACGTTGAGCGATCAAGTTACTTACGCGGTTGATCATAACTGCTAAGGCAGCATGCTCGTCACCAACGAATGTAGCTGTACCACTTACAGACGCTTGGTCGTATGTGTAGCTAGCAGTACCAGCCAATGTGATCAATGATGCAATGATCTCTTGGTCGATTTCAGCTGTAATTTCTTGTGCAAGAGCAGCCATAATTTCTGCTTCAACGTCAATACCTTGTTGAGCTTGAGCGTCTTGAGCAGCCTCAAATGTCCAGCGAGCTGATAACTTACGTGTCTTAGCTTCAACTGTTTGTTTCAAGATCTGGATGCTTAAACGGTTACCAGCTTGACCTTCTAAAGTAGCTGTTGAGCTAGCTTTTGAAGTTGCGTCAGTTTGGTTACCAGAATAAGAAGCCGCAATCTTGAATGGGCTTAATGCCTCTTCACCTGCTACGACTCCAGCGCCTGATGATGTGTCAGCATAACGCACACGTAGAGTGTGAATTTGACCAACTGGACCAGTCATTGGTTGTACGCCTAACAACTCGTTAGCAATAACGGTTGGCATAACACGACGAATTACCGGTAGAATTACGCGGTTTAATGTTGCAACGTTGCCGGCAGAAGTGGCACCAGCTGTTGGGCTTTCTAGCAAATACTTACGAGTATTCTCTAGTGTTACACCCATTACTGATTTTTTTGTGCCTTGTAAGCCTTCTAATAGGGCTTCCTTAGTTTCTGCCCAACGTCCGTTTAATAGTTCTGACATTTAAATTTTCTCCTTAAAATTTTAGTCCAGCAAGTTTACGAATATCAACGATGTTGTTATCGGACTCACTGCTATGTTTGGTGTTGGAAATCTTATTTCCGGTTACTTCTTTAGCCTCTACTAGTGCCTGTTTCTTCTGCGGTGCATTGCCTGCTATTACGGCAGGCAAATACTTTTCAAAACTTTCGTTTAGACGTGCAGTCTTTACGCCTTCCATTAGCTCTCCCATGATTGCTTTTTGTTCCTTGTTTAAAGGAGCAAGTAACTCATTCATGATTGCTTTACGTTCTTGAGCTTCTTTCAAAGCCTGGATTTCTGCTTGTTTACTTTCTATTAACTTCTCAGCTTTAACAACGGCTTGTGCGGCCTCTTGCATAGCTAAGTCCTTCATGTCTATGACCTTGAGTAGTTTAGCAGTTTCCGATTTTTCATTTAGGTAGCTTGAAGAATATTCAGCGGCAAAAGCCTCGAATAACTTGCGGCCAAAATCTGCACGACGTGCGGCTTCGATGTCTTCTCTTAATGCTGTAAGTTCAGAAGTTAAATTCTTAGTTACAACACCTTCGACCATTTGAGCGGCGCGGGTTACAAATTGTTGTTTTACCTTAGTGATTTGTTGACGACCTTCACGAACTAAACGTACTTTAGTTTCTGCGAGGTCACGTTTGTCTTTGTAAAACTCTGCGATTTCTTGAGCAAGAGCTTCAACTACGAATTGTTCTAGTTTACCAAATTTACTTGCCATTACAACTTGATCTTCATGCAATTCACGAACTTCAGAAGCTAGTTGACGTGTAACGAATTCCTTCATTACTTCAGCTGCCTTCTTCTTTTCTTTAGCTAGCTTAACTTTCATTTCAGCTAATTGCTTACGATCATCTGCAAATTCGACAATCTCAGTAGATAGTTGCTCAGAGATCATACGATCTACTGCATCTATCATTGTGTTCTTGTCGTGTTCGTATTTTTGTGCAAACTCTTCACGTAATTGTTGAGTTAGTACTTCGCGACTCTCGCTAATGCGAGCTTCGAAAGCTGCCTCAATTGACTCTTTGATCTCCTCAGAAATCATATTGTTTTCAAATAAACCTTTTAGTGCATCCAACATATGATTCTCCTTATTATTGGAGTTTGCTTATTATATTCAATAAGCTCTCTTTGAGATATTTCTGTGCCTTGGGATCATCTTTCACCTCTTGCGCTATGCGTAAGGCATTAAACCCACCACGACTATTCATCAGGTGTTCATAAATTGGTGTAGGATATGCTCCAGGAGCACTAGGTTGAGCTACCATATCTACTGTGATAATCTCAAAATCTGATACTTCACCGGATCCGTCTTCTTTGACGTTTCCGGATCCGCGACTTGAAACACCCAACTTGACTCCGCTTTCCAACATTGTCTTGATTAGTTGTCCCATAGGGGTTGGTAAAATTTTCAGTTTACCGTAACCATTTGGACCGTCCATCCACATATTAACTATCATGTGGGACACACGGTCCAGGTTAATTTTTAGATCATCTGGATGATCCACTTCTCCGAGAACTGAATAACCGTTTTGAATCTGATCGTTTAAGGTCTTGACAGCCTTGCCAATCTCGTTTACAGGATATACACGCTGGTTAGCGTTTTTTATACCGCCCTGGATGCAAATCCCGGACATGTATAAATTTTTTCCTTCTTTGTCATCAGACTCAACGATCATTTTTGCTTCGTTGAAACTGAGATTCTCTCGGAGGTATAACATAGTCTAGTATGTTCTCTTATTTCTTAATTGGGCGAAGCGTACTTTGCTTGTTCTGCTCGCCACGTTGTCCGCCTACTTCACCAGTATGCGCACCTACCATTTCACCTGGTTTAGCACCTTTCTTCTCTGCGCCATGACCTTTGCCATCGTTTTTGTAAGCTGGAGCTTTCTTATTTCCAGGAACATTAACATTACCAGCGTTCATCATTTGTGTACTTGGCTTTAGCAATCCACCTTGTGTGCCACCACCATTTTTAGTACCGGCATCACCGTGTACTTCAACATAGTTCTGAGCAATGTTACTTGCTGTACCGCCCATATTGTTTACCATGTCACCACGAATTGTACTTTTTGGATATTCTTCTCCAGCATTTTCATAGCTTCCTGATCCAACAGTCTTGCTTGAAACACCTTTACGCTCTGCACCGTGTCCGTCTTTAACTGGAATTACGTATTCCATTAATTCTGTTTCTAAATCGCCGCCCATTTCATCGCCACCAAATGATGGATCATCGATACCATCGTGATGTTCTGGCTCATGCTCTTCGTCGGCCATTAATTGTTCAAATTCTGCTTTTAGGTCTTCTAATGCATCTTCTAGATCCATTACGCGATCTTCAATATCGCCACCTTCTTCACCGTCGTCATCGCCGAAGCTCATGTCATCTTCTGCATCATCTTCTGCATCATCATCTTCTGCATCATCATCTTCTGCATCATCATCTTCTGCATCATCATCTTCTGCATCATCATCTGAGCCATATGGGTTACCTTGGTCTTTGGCTTTAGGCTTAGACTCTTCCTCTTCCTCTTCCTCTTCCTCCATTGGTGTCTCTTCACCACCAAAGTCGTCTTCTAAAAGACTTTCGTAGATTTCACGGCTTTTGCCTACTACGATATTATGAAATATTTCTTTTGCTGCCTGTTGATCATCATTGATCAAAGCTTCTAGCATGGCTTCAAATTGAGCGCGGTCAGTCATGTTTATTTCTCCTGTGATTTGTAATTGTGATACAAGGCTGTATTATATTTACACTTTTGTTAAAAAAGTGTATGGATATAGACGAAAAACAGTCAGTTTTGACAATTTTTCTTTATTATGCCGGTGGAGCCGGTGGAGTTGCGTACATTGAATGTATAAATTCTAGTTCGTTCTCTTGTTCTAGTATATGTGCTTCACTACTTTTACGTAGTTCATTAAGTTGTTTTAAAGTTAATCTGGTTTTACGTGTGTCAGTTCTGTGCATAACTGTATCGTCACGTTTAGGCTCGTAGCGTAAATCATTAGCCACATGTCTTGTATCAGGATCAATGTAAAACAATTCTCTTAAAATCATATTGTATTTATGCTGGTGGTGCTGTTGGAGCAGGTGTGCCTGCTGTTTGTCCAGCGGCTGTAGCTTGACTTTCTGCTCCTGGTTCTTCTTGCATATCATC